TAGCAACTTCTTCATTAAGTAATTCTTTATATTCGTTCTTAAGACTATATTTCATCGTTTACCACCCCAGTATTCTTTGGCGAGACCTTCGCTTATCAATTGTTTATTATAACTATTTTCGAACTCAGGTTTATCTTTTTCTAAATCCCAAATTGTTCCAAGCCATCTACCAAACTTCCCACGCTTGGCTGTATGTAATAACACCTTCTTGCCAAGAATTCTCTCACGCAACCAATCACGTGTTGCTAAACCCTTTTCTTTCTCGTCTAAATCTCTAGTACGAACTTCAGGTGTATCAATACCCACAAGTCTTACTTTAATTCTCACTGATGTTTTAAACCCTAAGTCAACTACAGCAGTTACTGTGTCCCCATCATAAACTTTTACAATATCAGCAATGTAATAATATGGTTTCATGTTTTATCTTTTCCTCCAATGATTAATGCTATCTCTGCTAAAACCCATCCTGCATCACCAAAAAAGTCAATTAAGCTTTTAAGCCAAGCAACTGGTCCAGCTATGTTTTTCAATGCACTACCTGCTATGTTCTTTGACATATCAATAAATTTTTCTTTTATCTTTTCTAAAAACTCTAACTTTTCAACTAAAAAGTTAAACAATTCCTTTTGCAACTCAGATTCTTCAAGAAGACTCGTTATTTCACTGTCTTCATCGCTATCACCACTTAGGCCATCTGTAAAATAATTCATTATTAGCTCTAATTTATTACTGCTAACTGACTTGGCAAAATCAACAAAATCTTCTGCAACTTTTTTAGGATTTTCAAAATATTCGCCGGTTTTCTTAACAACACTCCCGATTTTGAAATTCTCTTCAATATAACTAACGCATAAACCAAAAACAATCATTGTTAAAGAAGACATCCAACCTGTTATTTTTTTAATGCCTTCCCACATGTCTTCTAAGGTTTTACTAATTTTGCTTATAATGTCTGCTATTTTTTTAATGCTTTTGTCTGACATCCAATCATTAATTCTCTTGAGATGATTTAACACATTTGTTGGCCACTCTTTTATGTTGTTATAAATGTTTTCCTTATAAGCTTTAAGTTCATCTTCATCTTGAATAATAGCTGTAATTGCTATGATAATTGCTTTAGAATTTTTTCCAAAATCTTTGATCGCGTCAACGCCGTCATAAGCTAAATCTTTAACATTAGACAAAGCTTCTTCAGCATTATCTTTAACCCACCCTATTCCATCATCAATCCAGTCTTTAAGGCCTTCGTTTAAAAATTCATCTTGATCAAAGTTAATTTCTTTTTTCCACAAATTAGTGTAGTAAAGTCCTTCATTTAAAAAGCTTTTGTATCTAATATGTTCTTCCAATATATCATTATAAACAGATATTTTTTTACTGTTTATATCTAAATCAGAAAAACCAAGTACATTTTTAATGTATGATTCTTTAAGTAAAATGGGATTCATTATATCTTTTGTCATTTTTCTATCTTGTCTTTTATAAAAGTAATTATTATCACCACCAAGTATATTTCTTTTTTCCGCCTGTTAAATGCGGATATCTACCAGTTCTACACGCCCAATAACTCGCTGTAGTTTTGTCTTTTGTTAAGTGACATCGATGGCGTGCTGCAAAAGACTTTCTTCTTTTAGGATCACTTATACCAACAGACATTCCTTTAGCACCCCACTGAACTTTTTTAATGTTTCCTGTCTTAGGGTTTTTAACATATACATAAAACTTTTTAGAACCACCTCTTCTAGGTTTATTAAGATCTACTTTTTTGCCCTTATATAGATTACCACTTTTAGTAGTATTCTTTCCTTTACTCGACTTTTTCTTTTTTTTTCGTTTACGTTTTTCTTCTAACACTTCTAAAGGAATGCTAGGTTTAAGAGACTCATCTCCTTCTAATATTGGGTAGTCTAAAGGAACAAGATCTCCATTATAGAAGTCCCATTCACCAATGCTTGTTTCGTTAATGTAGTAAGCTTCTGCTGGACTTAATTCATATAAACCTATTTCGCTTAAGTCTCTTACTTCTCTAAACAAACTGAAGTATTTAGAGGAGCCAGGACGATAGATATTATTTTCTATCCCGATATTTTCTATTAAATGAAATTGCAAACCTTCAGATAATATTTTTTTATGTTCTATTAACAACTTATTCATTTTATACCTATTTTATTTTAAATTTTGAAGAAAAATAATGATTTGCTCCAAAAACTCAATAAACATTTTAATTGTTATGTATTCTTCTTGATTTTCTTTTTTACCTAAATCATCTAAACTTGCCAAGTAATTTTCCATTTCTGTATAAACTTTATCGCAAATCTCATACATTGACTGGGCTGAGTAGGGGTGAGAAGTGTAAAGATTTTTGTTTTTCCATATCTTTTTATTTAAAAATATTCCAATATAGTCAAGACGATGTTCAATTTTTGCCATCTTTTTTAAATTGTTTTTTATTGTAATAATCTTTTCATTTATTGGTAAATTAACAAAGTTTCCTTTTAATCCAATATCAAATATTATTAATTCATCATCTCCAACATACATGTTTAAATTAAAAATATCATTTGTTGAGTGGAACTGTATAAATCTTGCAATGAGTAATTTCTTTTTAGTTAAATCTGCCCATGCAAGTTTTCTATCAAATTCTACTTGATTATCTAGCTTTGCATCGTCAAAAAGTTCTGTTCCAAAAAGATCGTTAAGTTGAGGATTTTTTTCAAGAATATCAACAATTTTATTCATTGTAACAGACTCATGTGATTCTTCATTTTTTTTGTAATCCCGAGAGTATTTAATTTGAAAAATATTTTTAAACGTTCCAACTAAAACAACGTTTTCTTTTTTAGATGAGTTTAAGTAAACAGCTTGTACAGGCTCGTGATCATGCAGAGTTTTAGATCCTCTGTCATTTATAAAGTCTATATCAATAGAGTTTAACAACATCGTAAAAATAGACCCTTGACGCACTCTATTTTCTTTAGGATTGTTTGTTTTATCTACATCAAAAGCATTAGCGTCATCATCTTCAAATATATCTATATCATCTGACATTACTTTTGCAAGCATAAAACACGCATAATATAGTCCATGAAACTTAGACAATAATTCACTTTCTCCATTTTTACGATTAAAAAATTTATTTTGACGTGAATTAATTTTAAATTCTATTGCTTTAGTTAAGTAGTCAACAATTAATTCTACGCTTTCTCTTGGATATTTTTTGTCGTTAAGATTGACAAGATAGCATAAGTCTTCAATTAAAGCAAACATTGTCTTGCTGAATATACTGTCTCTTGCTTGACTTGGTGTTGAATTAGCATTTATTTTTCTTTTTATACGACGTTTTGTCCATCCAAAATTTATTAATCTGTTTTCTTCTTCATCAGAGTCAGATGGCGCTGCATATTTTATTGGATTACTTTCTAATTTTTTGGCTGCATTAAACATAACTGCAGTATGCACGATTGTTCTTAAGTCTTTTTTATAATTACCGCTATAGTTGTTGCTACCATCAGGTTGTATTTCTACAGATTTAGCGCTATTAGATTTTTTAAACATATGAAAGTAGGGTCTTTCAAGTGCAAAATTTGCCCCTCCAACGCTGCTTTTTTCAACGATATCTTTTAAAGACTTAACAGTAAGTGGATAAGCGTAATTTCCGTGAGGCGTATCATATGATACTTCAGGGCTTATTTCAAGTCTAGGTATTTTTTCGTCATACTTATCAACAAAAGAAATAAAACAATTGTTTCCTACGTTTTCAAGAACTTTTAATAAAGTTTCTTCATTGTTTAAATTAGTCATATTGTTTTGATAAGAAGCACCTATTTTATGTTGCAACTTTCCTGATATATCTTCTGCTGGAAAAGCAATTTTTGAAGATGCTTCAGACAAATAGTTTTTGATATAATTTTTTAATAGTAAGTTCATTTATATTTTCTCACGTTTATTATTAGATTTGTTCCGTTTTTATTAATTATTCGATGCCATGTTTCTTTGGGTATTTTAAAAATAGATTCTTTCTGCATTAACTGGGGTATCTCATTTTCTATTTGTAGATACCATCCGTCGCCTTCGACGACAAATACATCACGATCTTCTTCGTCCATGTGCCAATTTAATTCTTCTTCGATAAGAGTAGACATAAAATCACGCTGAATAAGTGTATACGTTTCTGTCTCTTCGATTATCTTTTCTCTAAATGGCAGCATAATCTTCCTTTAAAAGTTGTATACTTCTTTGAGAGAATTACCAAATATCTTTCTATGACTCAAGTCTAGTTGAGGGTCTAAATTATCGCTCGATTGATTAGACGTTAACGTTTGATTTTTTAATTTCTTGTCGTTAATATTTTTTTCAAGAGCAGCAACGGCTTTAGAAACGCCTCTTTTAGGAGACTTTTTGGCTCTACTAATAAAATATTCAAACCAAGCAATGTCGTCCATGTTGACAGCTTCTGATATTTTGATCTGGTCGTCAACTCTATCTAAGTAAGGCAGAGTATTATAGATGTAAGAAAATGCACCACTCTTTAACATACCACTATTACCCCATGTATTCGGAGGATTAGGATTGCCAGCAAGCTCTTCATTGAGATTTAAGACTATCATTTTCATTAATCCTGGTCTAACTACGTCGCAAAAAAGATCTACAATTTTTCTGTGTTTATATAAAAGTCTATAGACTCCTGGACTATATTCAAAGCCTTTAAACGATAATCCAGCACCCATACCACCTTTTTCAAGATCAGGACCAAGTAATTCAATAAAGACATCTGGATCAATGTGTTTGTAGTTAGCAATATTATTTTTGCTGTAATAATCTGACTTACCAAACTTGCGTGTGAAGGCAAACTGTTCCTCTTTAGTTAAATCAATATCATGACACATTATAATTGCCAAAAGAAATGATGTCTCTGTTTTTCCTAATACTCTAAAATTCATAGCAGTAACGTTTTTCATGGTCGAGCTGAATAGATTTTTGAACCAATCTTTTGATTGTCTATTAAGATAAGAGATATAAGGTATTTCTGTTTTAAATTCTTCAATTTTATTCTTGAGCTGTCTATTTGTTACTTGACCAAGATTTAGTTTTTCAATAAATATCTCAATATTGTTGCCTGCTTGTTCTATATCTTGAGACTCGAGCTTTTCAATTTGCAATGCTACAGGATGAGAGCTTCCTAACTTTCGTCTAATATATTCTATTGTGTTGACAAAGAAGCTTGTGTTTGGCTCGTTTTTTATTTTATCCATGTTTTTTAGAAAAGAACTGGCTATAAATTCATCTATTTTGTTAGAAAAATAATCGACGTCAGGCAGATCATCCATAGACAGCTGCCTTACGAAATCAAGCGCATAGTCAGGATTAGATTTTGTTTTATTAAGACTATCGACTACACTTTCTAATAATTCATTTGCTACTTTAAAGTTTTGTGGGCTTACGTCTCTCCAGTAACTCTTTCCAACACGATGTAGATCATTTATTATACTACTCACTACTATATTTTTATTAGTTTCGTCTGCATTCGAATAATATTCTAATACTTTTTCAACATTACTCTCCAACATTACAATATGAGCACCAAATTCATAGCGTTTTTCTTCTATAAATCTTTTAATTTCAGGACTTACAGAATTTGTATCTAAATATGTATTGACTTTATAATTAAATGAACGGATCGCATATGATGCTGACCCTGTCTTAAAAGCTTTGTCACTTAAACACCTATTGATTGCGTTTGTCATGAAAAAGTCTGTAGGCATTAAGCTGTTATCATTATAAGCATCAAGAATCATGCTGAAAAAGAATACTCCTAAGTTTTTGTCTTTTCGTGTATAATGTTTAATTACTTCTTCGATTAATTCATTATATTTTTCGCCTGTCTTTACTACACTATTGTTATTAATAAAGTTTGAATTTTTAAAAGATTCTAAAAAGAACTCAAACATTTTATTGTCGATTGATGATTTAGCATTTTCGTAATATTTAAACAATGTATTAACTGCATCTTCTGGAGATTGTATTCTTTTATTAAAGCTTTTAAAAAAGTTTGTAATTTCTAAATAATCCATATCAAAAGGTAGACGATCTTCTTTTTTCATCGCAGACTTTTCAACTGGGTCTGTTGATTCTTCTGCAATTGCATTTATTGTTTCAAAATCTTGTTTTAGTTTTGCACGACCACCAAGAAAATCATCTAAGCTATCATACCAATCAACAATTTCAGGCCTGTCATTGTCTAATCTTCCTAGACCTATCAACTTAGAATCGTACTTAGGATAAAAAGAAGCACAAACAGGACCGTCTGTTTGACCAAATACAATTACACCATCGTATAAAGAAGTTATAATTTCTTTGGAAAACGATCGAATTAAAGCTAAACTTGCATCAGCAGTTCTACTACTTTTATAAATAGAACTACCCATTACAAGTTCTGGAATCTCAGAAAGCATTTTTCTAAATTTCTCAATACTTTCTTCACTCCTATCTTGTTTTTTGTAAATCTTAATAATTTGATCTTTGATTCTCCAATCTTCACCATGAACTTGTTTAGCTAAATCTTCAAATGTTATTAGAAAATTGCTTATATCTACTTCAAATACTAGACAAATATTACCGTAAGTACTAGCAATTCTTGGATTGAATTTGTAGCATGTATAAAGACCTTTACCATGATAGTCACCTCTACCTGCAGAGAAACCACTAGTATCTGTGTATGGATCTCTTATCATATCCATAATGACTTCTTCTTCTACATCATAAGCATCTCTTTTAGAAACTCTGTTGTTATCTTTTAGATTTTTTAATATTCTTGCAGCTCTAGAGTCGTCTTCACTTCGTTCTTGTTTTGGATGTTCAACTGTTGGATTATTAAGTTTGTCTTGAATGACTGGGTTGTACTGTCCCCATTTTTGATGTGAAGTTAAATGATAACATATTAATTTTCCATCTACAAAGTTAACTTTATTTGTATCTAGGTTAGATATCTTTGATTCTGTTAATAACCATCTTATACTATTTTTCATTAATTTACAAGCCCCTGTTATGATTTTGTCGTGTATATGTGTAATAAATATTGGTATTATTATATAAAATATAATAAAAGGTGTAATATTATGAATAGATTTGGATTTGGATATGGCATATGACTCTTGTCCAAAAACAATCAGACCAACTTGTCATCACTCAAACGGTAAGAAAGAGTTCGAAGATTCAACAGCAAGACCTGCAGCTCATTCAAACTATTATTACAAACCATTTGACAGCTGTGGTAAGTCTGTAGATGTTATGTTGGAATCTAAATGCAAAGAAAACGCACTAATAAAATACAGAAAAGATTTTTTATAAATATATTAATTTGGTCATACAATAATAGTAGACTAGAGGAATTATGAAAAGACTTAAAAACAAAGATTATAAAGAAGTAATAAGCTTCGATGATGTTATACTTGTACCACAATACTCAGATATCATATCTAGAAAAGAAATCGATACAAGCATCTATATAAATGAGTTAAATACAAATCTTGATATTCCAATAATTAGTAGTCCTATGTCGACAGTTACAGAATCATATATGTCTAATACAATGTCGTCTTTAGGCGGATTAGGTATTATACATAGATACAATACAATAGAATTTCAACGCAAACTAGTTTCGTTTATAACAAACACAAATACTAAATCTGCTGCGGTTGGAGTTACTGGTGACTTTAAAGAAAGACTTTCAGCTTTAGTTGAAGTCGGACTAAATTCTGTATGCGTTGACGTAGCTCACGGTGATCATATTCTCGTAGAAAAAGCAATTGAATATATTAGATCAACATACCCAGACTTATTTTTAATCGCAGGAAACGTTGCAACAGGAAGCGCTTACAATAGGCTTTCAAACTGGGGAGCACACGCTGTTAGAACTAGTGTAGGCAGCGGAAGTATTTGTACGACAAGAATTCAAACAGGACACGGAATACCAACACTTTCAGCTATTATTGATTGTTACAATATTAAAAAAGAGAGACTTGATGAAGGCAAGTACGCGCCATATATTATCGCTGACGGTGGCATTAAAAATTCAGGCGATATTGTTAAGTCATTATCTGCAGGCGCAGACTTAGTAATGCTTGGTTCGATGCTCAGTGGAACTAAAGAAACTCCTGGAAACATTGAAACTGATGACAATGGGATTAAGGTTAAAAGATATAATGGCATGGCTTCGAAAACTGCTCAGAAAAGCTGGAAAGGTTCTTATTCTTCTATAGAAGGAGTATCTTCTTTCGTTAAATATAAAGGAACAGTTTTAGAAGTTGTAAATGAAATAATGTCAAATGTAAGAAGTGGAATGTCTTATAGCGGAGCTAGAACTTTAGAAGAGTTAAAAGACGCAGCAGAAATGGTAATTCAAACTTCAGCTTCAAGTGCTGAAGGGAAACCACATATTTTTAATAGGGAATAAAATGCCAACTAAAATAGTATTGGGTCTCCAACACGGAGACGAAGGTAAAGGTAGAATTGTAGATGACTTAGTCCAGACTTGGGCTGATGTTGTAGTAAGATTTCAGGGCGGAGGAAATGCAGGACATACAGTATACGACGAAGACGGTAATAAATTTGTTACTCATATTCTTCCTGTGGGAGTATTAAACAATAAAAAGTTTAATTATATTGCAAAAGGATGTGTAGTAAATGTTGTAGATTTATATGAAGAAGTATTAAAGCTTAACGTTAGCGCATTACAATTATTAGTATCAGGACTATGTCCGATAATAGAGCCTGTTCATTTGATTAAAGATAAAATAAAGTATCAAGGAAAGTTAGGAACAACAGGGCGAGGAATAGGTCCAGCATACTCAGACTTTTACGCTAGAGACTCTATTCTTTTTAAAGACTTTATCAACAATCCTTATGAAACACTTGTAGAAATACAAGAAAAGTTTTTTAGTTATCAAACACATTTAGCTGAACTTGGTAATGATAATGTCGTTATTGAAGAAAACTTTGTTATATTTAACAAATGGATAGAAAAATATCACAAATCAGCAGAATTTTTAAAAGAATACTTATGCAATAATGAAAATTTAATTTCTGACTTATACAAAAACAATATTAATATATTGCTAGAAGGTGCGCAAGGAAGTGGTCTAAGTATTAATTCTAAAAACTATCCTGATGTAACTTCATCAACACCTTCTGTCGGCGAAGCTCTAAATTCAACAGGTTTAAACCACAAGCAAGTTGATGAAGTTATTGGTGTGATAAAATCTTACAAGACAAAAGTAGGAACAGGAGATTTCCCAAGTCAAATATTCAGCGAGGAAGCTAATATATTGGCTGAGATAGGTAATGAATATGGAGCAACTACTGGAAGACCTAGGAAATGCGGGTGGCTTGATTTAGACGAAGTTAATGAAGCAATAAGAATAAACGGCGTCGATCATTTATGTGTTATAAAAACTGATGTTATGACTCATATTAATAAACCCAAATACTACTGTGAAGGCGTTACAAACAAGCTAACTAAAATAAAGTCAGTTAGCTTAAATGACAAAGGGTTTGCAGAATTATTAGGAATAATAAAAGTCAAAACAGGCGTTAAAACAGTATCATACACAACAGGTCCTAAGAGAGGCGAGATTGTCTGGAAAGTCTAAGATAAAAATAGGCGAGCTGATAGAAGTCTATCTAAATAAAGAAATTATTGACAAAGAAGATATCGGGTATGGTGTTGTGTTAGGGTATGATGCTTATAGCGACGTTACTGGAGAATTAATTGCTGATTCTTATCAAGTATTATATGAAAATAGTATAATACAAATACCATATATTAAATCAAAAAAGAAAGATAACAATGATACCAAGGTATAAAGTAAAAGAAATACACGACATCTGGAAGACTGACAATAAACTTGAAACATGGCTGAAAGTAGAGATGGCTCACTTGGAGTCAATGTCAAGAAATATTACAGATAAAACTTTGACGCAAGATGAGTTTAATGTTATAAAGAGCAACATATCTATAGACAAAGATAGATGGAAAGAGATTGAAGAAGAAACAAGACACGATGTTCAAGCATTTGTCCAGATGTTAGAAGAATCTGTTCCTGACAATTGTGGCAGATGGATTCACTACGGACTAACATCATCAGATGTATTAGATACGTCGCTTGTTATTATGTGTAAACAGTCTTTAGACGAAGTAGAAAAATACTGTAGCTTGACTTTGTTTAATCTAAACAAACTTTTAAAAAGAGAAGAGGCTAAAAACAAAGTTTTATCTAGAACACATGGAAAAGCTGCAGAAGTTCAAGAGTATAGAGATGTATTTAAAAGATGGATATCAGGCTTAAGAAGAGGATATGACTCTATAAGATTAGCAAAGAGTTCATTGAAATACGGAAAACTATCAGGTCCTTCTGGGAATCATACAACTAACTCGTTAATGAACGAGACTAATGCGTTAAGATTATTAGACTTATATCCAATGACTTGTTCACAAATTATACCAAGAGATGTTTTTTTAGACTACTTTTATGGAATTTTAAAGATTGTTTTAGCTGTTGAAAAGATTGCTTACGATATAAGGATTTACAGCATTGATGGTGTTAATGAAATGTCTGAACCATTTAGAAAAGGACAGAAAGGATCTAGCTCAATGCCGCATAAGAAAAACCCAATCCTTACAGAGAATATTTGTGGTTTAACTAGATTATATAAAGCGTATATAAATACAGCGATAGAAAACTGTTTGACATTATTAGAAAGAGACATATCACATTCTGCGTCGGAAAGAATTATCTTTAAAGATGCAGCTCATATCGCGTGTTTTGTTCTTAATAGAATATCAACAGTTATTAAAGATCTAAACATAAATATAGATATATCTAGTCATAACGTTGAAATATTTAATCAAATGACAGATAGTCAAGAAGTTATGAATGAAAAAATCAAAAAAGGCTTTAGCAGAAAAGAAGCACACAATTCTTCACAAGAGTTAGCAGAAAGTAAAGATTTTTAGGTTGACAATGATATTTATAATGACTTTAACAAAGGTTTAATATGAATAATAGAAAATTAATAAGAGAGTTTATAAATAGAGCGAATCTTGATTTGTGCTTAATGTGTGGAGAAAAAAGCTGTAATTGTTTAAATGACTACTGTAAGGCTTGTCATTGTAATCCTTGCGATTGTAATGCTAATGATGTTAACCAAAGTGTAGTAAACTACAACAATGATTTAGATCCCAATGGAGATGGCAATATAACGCCAGAAGATCTATACTCACACTTTGATGCTAACAATAATGGACAAGTAACTACACAAGACTACGTTGACCATATACAATTTCATTGTGAGCATCCAGAATCTTTATCACATTATGAAAAAGCAAGAGAAACTTCATCACAAACTGTTCCATGCGTTGATTCTTATGACGCTTGTGGACAACACTTAATGGGTTCACCTGATGATATAGACAAATTCCTGAAGCCGCTTATGGATCAAACAGGATCATCATGCAGAGAATCAACAGCTAAGGCTTTTGTAGATGTACTACAGTCATTACTTAATTGTGGTGTATTAGGTTAAACAATAAGTGTAATTTTATTATAATTATTGTAATATAAAGGTAGGAAATATAATGATTAGATTAGGCGATAAAGTTTACTATTATCAAACAATGAATAGAGTAGGAACTGTTGTTGACATCATTACGGAGAGAAACAATCAACTAACAGTTGGTGGAACTTCTGAAGCTAGAGTCTATGTAAAGATAGAGTATGCTGAAGGGGATGTTATAACTTATAATCGGGGAGATATACAAAAAAGCTTTGATTAAATTATTATTAGCTTTGTCACTACAATATGGTTTATGCGGTGAAATTTACAAAAAACTTTCTGGTAATGAATCAACTGAAGAAAACAAAGCTGTTTGCACATTATTAATAGAAGATTCATTAAAACAAGATTTAGATGTAAGTGTAACATTAGCAACAGCCTGGGAAGAGTCAAGGTTCACGCAGCAATCAAAACCAACACGTTATAAATGTATTGGGCCATTACAAATAAAATACCAGTATTGGTGTCCAAATAGAAAAGGAAAGATAACAATTACTAAAGCAGACGGCGAAATTTACAATTGCGATCCGTACTATCATGGCGTAAGAGCATTAAAATATTATATAAACAGATTTAAGCCTCTAGAGAAAGCTTTATGTTACTATAACAATTCAAAAAAATGCAGTAAGAAAACAAAGTATATTTCTGGTTATGTTAAGAGAGTATTGAAATTTAGAAAAAAGATTAAGGTGCTTTTAAACAAAAAAAATATTCAACCATTTAATCAACACTCAAGTGTAATATTGTAATAACACAAAATATAATATTATATGGAGGAAACAAATGCTGCCTAAAACATATAAGAAATATTTTTATCAACTCACAGACTTCTTAAAAGAAAATCATAATGTAGAAGTTGTTCAAAAGCCGGGTGTTGATGATGCTTGGTACCCTATGTTAAATCTCATATACATAAATCAAAATCTTAAGTATCGTGAACGTCTTTTTTCTTTATTACACGAAGCGGGTCATTCTTTAATAGATAACGAAATAAGGCAGAGAAATGTTTTGTGTTTTAATAAAAATACTCCTCATAAAATTAGATCTAAGAAGAGTTTTGTTCACACACTTAACGAAGAAATTTTAGCTTGGAATTATGGAAAAGAAATATCAAGATGTTTAGGCTTTAAGATTGAGTATAATAAACTTGAAGACTACATGACTGACTGTATTATGTCTTATACAAGGATGGGACTTAAGTCTATATACGGTGATGAAATCAATGCAGATATTATTTGGACTTCATATGTGTAAACATTTTAAATTGTTATTATATTAAAGTAACAGGAGGTTAAAGTGTCACTTTCAAGAAAACAACTCAAAGAGATTAAAAATAAACTTCAAGAAAAAGATCAAAATGCTTTAAGCAAAATTAGAAATTCTAAAAGTCAGTCTGTACGACAAGTCAAGACAACAATAAAAAATGAAAGTTACCAGCAAAAAAAATCAGTTGTTCGTTGGAATTATAAAGTAAATGATCTTGTAAGGATAACTTATGGAGAAGAGAGTATCGGTTTGATTATTTCTAACTTTGAATATTTCTCTAAGAGAGTAGAGAAAAATTGTTTCTTTATTCTTGTTGATACTGCTGTCAAACAAATTGACGGAAGATATTTACGACAGTTATAACACTTAAGTGTAAAAAAGAAAATTTTAATTTTATAATACTAAGTAAAATAAATCACCCAAAAACTTTAAAAGGAATATTTTTAAAATGAAACTCAATGTAAAAAGAGATGATATTGTCTTTGGTACCAACATTCTTGATCTTAGAGTTCCTGATAAACTTCGAGAGCGTTATCCTTGTGGAATTGGGTATTTAGATTCTGCGTTTGGTGGCGAAGGATTTACTCCTTCAACAATGTCTTTGTTTACTGGAGAGCCAGGAGCTGGTAAAACAACATTAATGTTAGCACTAGCAAATGCTTTGACTTCACAAGGTTATACTTGTTTATTTAATACTGCAGAAGAAAGCTTATATCAAGTCAAGCTTACTTGTGAGAGGCTAGATCTTTCATCTGGGTTTATCGCAGGGCAAGAGTCATATGTTCCTAGGCTAATTAAACATTGTGATATCCTTCGAAAAAGATATCCTAACAAACCTTTCTTTCTAATTGTTGATTCATTACAAACATTAAATGACGGCAAGTATGGTGAGGAAAATACAAACAGCCAATCAGCTGTAAGATCTTTGCAGATATTAACTGATTACGCTAAAGAGCATTATATTAATGTTATTTGCATTGGTCAAGTTAACAAGAGCGGTAATATGGCTGGGTCCCAAAAGTTAAAGCATATGGTTGATGCTATGATACACTTGTCTATTGAAAGAAAAGATGAGGATTTCAAAGGGTTGAGAGTTCTTGAGACTGTTAAAAACAGATTTGGTGGCGCAGGTTGGACTTTCTTCTTAGATCTAAAAAAGGAAGGGTTTAATGAAGTTGCTAGAGTTGGAGTAAAGTAGAAATGATAAAGGCTTTATTAGCCTACGTAATGGGTTCTTCCCTTGTATTCTTTCAACACAATCTACAGTTTATAAACGACTATTTTAAAGACAAATCACATTTTCTTATTTTTACGTTAAGTATTCCTATTTCTTATTTGTATTTGTATTCATGGACATATTTTGTTAATGAAAACAACGGATCTGTTTGGTCAGCTAGATTTATATTTTTTGGTTTATCATATTTCGTATATCCAATTATGTCTTATGTATTCATGAATGAAACACCCTTTACAGTTAAAACTGCACTTTGTACATTATTAAGTGTGATGATATTGGTAGTGCAATACAAATTATAAACACACAAGTGTATTTAAGAAAAACAACATATTATAATATAAAGTAATCACAATAAATCAACATTAATAAAAGGACATTAATTTGAACATCAAAAGCTTTCTAAAAATTGTAAAAAATCTCCCTCCACATCATGCAGTTCTTATGCGAGCTAGTACTGGTGTTGGTAAATCTGCTCTAGTAAATGAAATTTCAAAAGAAATCAAGTTACCGCTAATTGATGTTCGTGCATCGATTATGTCTGAAGGTGATGTTCAAGGTTACCCAGATCTTGAAGGAATGAAAGAGAAGGGCATAATGACGTTTTGTATGCCGTCTTGGTTTATTAGAGCTTGTAATGAGCCAGTTGTTTTATTCTTGGACGAGTTTAATCGAGGATTACCTGCAGTACAACAATCTTTCTTTCAAATAGTATTGGATAGACAGTTAGGTAATGATGAAAACGGCAATCCATATAATATCCATCCTGGTACGAGAATCTTTGCTGCCATTAATCATGGTAATGAATATGATGTAAATGAAATGGATCCTGCGTTATTAAGACGTTTTTGGGCTATTGATCTTAAACCAACAAAAGCAGATTGGATTGATTGGGCAAAATCAAAGAAAGTTGATAACTTAATTATTGAGTTCTTGAAAACAAGATCTTCACATTTATTTGTTAATTTAGAAAAGGTTAAACCAGGAAACGTATTCCCAACTCCTGCTTCTTGGGCAAGATTTGATGAAGTGCTTAAGTTTAACAATATCGATTTATATGAGACAAAAGAAAAGTTTGATATATTCAATACGGCAATTGGATTTATAGGACAAGAAGCTGCTGTTGAATTTACTGATTTTGTTAAGAAATATGAAATTGTAGTAACGCCTGAAGAAATCCTTAAGAGTTTTAAAGCTTGCGAAGAAAAGTTAAAAGCTATGTCAAATGATAGGATTAATTCTCTTATTGAAAGATTAGGTGAGCACTCTGGTTCTAATGATTGGACAGTAACACAATCTAAAAACGCAGCAAAGTTAGGAAAAATGATTTCTGAAGAAATGCTTATACACTTTTGGTCTTGTGTTACTAAGGCTAAGAATATCAATAGCATTCAAAAGTTCCACAAAGAAATCGGACAATACGTTGTTGAAGTTGTTAACAGCAATAGAGACTTACTAAGTAAATAAGGATTAGTTATGTCGAAACAAAACAATAACAATAGTATGTTAGGTACAAAAAAAGTTAGTCAAAAAAAGATTGATAGCTTTGATTTAACTCATCATCTAGTAAACTTTCTATGGAGTGAACCTTTCTATAGCAGAATTTTAAGATCTTTAAACAAAGAAGAGACAACTACAATCCCAACAGCTGGTGTTACTTGTATAGACGGCGACATAACACTTTACTGGAACAGAGAGTTTATGGCTGGACTAAGTAAAAGTCAAGTTAACGGCTTACTTAAACACGAATGTTTACACTTAGTTTTTGGTCATACAACTGAAAGAAGGAGAGATCCTCATTTAATCTGGAATTACGGAACAGATCTTGCAATTAACTCAACTATTCCTTCACATGAATTGCCTAAAGGCGGTTTGATTCCAGGAGAAAAGTTATATCTTGACAACGACCAGAAATCAAATATGACTGATGACGAGCTTAAAAGATTTATGGGTTTATCAAATCTTATTGAAAGCTTCCCGAGAGATAAAACTTCTGAATATTATTTCAACAGATTAATGAGTGATCCAGATGTAAAAGAGTATCTTGAAGAAATGGAAAAAGGCTCTTCTGTTGGAATTGGGTTTGATGATCATGAAGGGTGGGATGAGATGTCAAACGAAGAAAAGGAATTAATTCAAGGTAAGATTAAGGAGTTAGTTAAGGACGCTGCAGAAGAAGCTGAATGTAGAAACTGGGGATCAGTATCACAACATACTCGAGCTGAAATATATAAAATGTTATCAAACAAAATCCAATGGCAATCTTTGTTAAAGAGATTTTGTGGTTACACTAAGAAAGATCAAAGAAACTCTTCAGTAAGAAAGCTACATAGAAAATACCCAGGGGTTCATCCTGGAGCTAAAAAGGTTTATCGACCAATGATTGCTGTATATATTGATGAGAGTGGTTCTGTTTCAAATAAAGAGTTAGCAGCATTCTATGCTGAACTGGATAATCTTTCTAGAAATACAGACTTTTATCTTTATAAGTTTGATCATTCAGTTGATGACAAAGGAGGGTTTCTTTGGAAGAAAAATAAACGTCCTAACATGCACAGATCATTAACAGGAGGAACATCGTTTAAAGCTGTATCTAATCATGCAATTAAGAACAAAAGAAAGTTTGATGGTTATATAGTTTTAACAGATGGGGGTGCTCCAAAACCCGGGCCTTCATTTAGAATGAAACGATGTTGGATATTAGCCAAGAATTGCAAGTTAGCTTTTGAAGCTGACAAATCTGATGTTACAATAAACATGTAAATTAATTTATAAAAGAGATAATTATGTTATATAATTTTAATACTGAGACATTTAAGTTTGTTAAAGAAAAAAACAAAGTTAAATTATATCATAAAGCCCAAAATAAGTGGACCCAAGGTTGGACTTATATTGGAAAGTACGAAAACACGCAAAAAGCAGAAGTTGCTGCAAAACAATACACAAATTAAAAAAGGATAAAAATTATGATGCGTTACAAGCTTACTATTGATCGTCATGGTCTTGGAGAATATGAAAAGAGCATTGTAAACTATGTCTTTGATTCTTCTTCACCGAAAGATGCATTAAAGAGAGTTCAAGCTGTATATGAAAGATGTGAGAAAACTAACAAAAGAATTCCGTATAACTCAAAGTTATTCCTGGAAGCTGTAGCCATTTCAGCAGGTGCTGATTTAGATAAAATCAAATAAAGCGCTGTTTATCATATGTTATATTACATTGGATTTATATTTATAGTTCTTTTTAATGTAGCAATATTTTACGATCAAACTCAGCACAATGAAGAGATATACAAGTCAAACTATAGTTTATTTCTTTTTGTGTTGAGCTTTTTTTGTATTTTAGAGATAATGTTTTTTACTTTAGTCTATGCTACAATAAAAGATTTTATAGGATTTGTATTATGATTACAGAAATCAATGAGTTTATAGAGAAAATGAATTCTTCAACGTCATCAAATGACAAAGTAGAAATTATAAGATTAGCAGAGAAAAACGTGTTAAGAGTTTTATATTATACATATAATACTTTTATGCAATATAATATAACGTCTAAAGTTCTAAATAAAAGAAAAGATCTATGTAACAAACATACAAAATTTAGCTCTATATTTGATCTGTTTGATTCTTTAAATCAAAGATTAATTACAGGACATAAAGCGATAGAAGAAACAAACGGGTTTATCTATTGTAATCCTACGTATGAAAAATTATTATGTCTAATGTTAGAAAGAAACTTAAAAGTTAGAGCATCAGTTAAGTTAATAAACAGAGCTGTGCCAAGTTTGATACCCACTTTTAACGTAGCACTAGCAAATAAATATGATGAGAAGACAAAAAAGAAAGTTAATCTCGAAAAAGATATCTGGTATGTATCGAGAAAGCTTGACGGTGTTCGTTGTCTTATTGTTGTTGATGACAAAGGTAAAGCTAAATCATTCTCTAGAGCAGGAAAACAATTTCATACGTTATCCTTAATAGAAGAAGAAATAAAAAGCTTAGGTGTTAAAAACATTGTCTACGACGGTGAAATGTGTATAGTTGATGAAAATGGTAACGAAGATTTTCAAACTGTAATGAAAGAGATAGGTCGTAAAGATCACACTATTCAAAAAGGTTTATATCAGATATTTGACTTCATCCCTTACGAAATGTTTAAAAGAGGAGACTCTTCCTCGGGCACTTTCTCGCAAAGAGTTTTTGCACTACAAAGTCTTATGTTAGGAGAAACTCTGAATTGTCTGGATTTCTTAGAACAAACTCCGATTTCAAATTTCGAAGAGCTTGATAAATTGACTGCAAAAGCGTCTGAAAAAGGCTGGGAAGGTTTAATGTTACGTAAGAACGATACTTATAAAGGTAAACGTTCGAATGACATCTTGAAAGTTAAAACATTTCATGACGCTGAGTATGATGTTAAAGACGTAGTTTTCGGTCCGTTTAGATATGTCAAAGAAGGTGTTGAAGTAGAAGAAGAAATGTTGAGCGCTGTAATGATAGAGCATAAAGGAAACACAGTTAGGGTTGGTAGTGGTTTTTCAATAGAACAACGACAAAAGTTTTTTAATAAGCCACAAGACATTATTGGTAAAGAAATAACAGTTCAATACTTCGAAGAATCTCAAAACCAGAATGGAGAAAACTCGTTAAGATTCCCGGTTATAAAGGTTATTCATGAAGATAAAAGAAAGTATTGATCTAGTAGGGAATCTATGCACTTTTAATAATATGTTAGTTTTAGTTATTTCAAAACATATTGGTAATAAAGAATCTTACTACGTTCTCTTCCCACAAGGAGGAATAGACACAGTCTCAAAAGAAAGTTTAAAAGTGATATGTTAATGATCAAGTGTGAATGGGATTATGTGTTTAAAAACTTCCCCCACCATCAGAAAGGATACGTTTTTATGACAAACTTAAAGACGAACATAAGTGTAGCTGATTGTGGTGTAGAAGATTATAAAGCTAAAGGATATGAGTTGGGTTATTGTAAACCTTATATACATTGTAGGACACAAAAAAAGTATAAAATCTATGTTAAATGATAATATATATATATAGTATATAATAATAATAAAAAGAGGGATATAAATGAAAATAACAGAAAGACGTTTGAGACAAATCATTAGAAGTGTTATAAAAGAATCGGGTGTTAGCCGTGATCTATCAGGTACTTACATGGGCCCAGATCCTGTTCAAGGTTTAGGCCCAGCTAACCCAGAAAACAAT